TATCTGAAGATGAATTAGAATATCGTGCTACAGGAATACCTAAAGATACACAGATACATTAAGGAGAGAAATGGAATACAAGTTTAATGAAGACGAATACTTAATTGAATCTCAGGAGTATATTGATGCAACTTATGAGGAGCACTATGCTCAGAATAAATATCAAGCAACTGATGTTATTATTGATGCAGGTCATGGGTTAGGTTTTTGTATAGGAAATATTTTTAAATATGCTAAACGCTATGGATTGAAGAATGGTTATTCTCGTAGTGATCTGTTAAAGATTTTACATTACACCACTATAGCATTATATGTACATGATAGGGAGATCGGAAATGTTGACTGATAAAGTAGGAAACAAATCATACTTAGGTATTGAAATTAATTATGATAAGGAGTCTAAGCTAGATAAGTTTAGTTTAGATACATTAAAAGATAGATATTTATGGGAGAAAGAAAGTCATGCTCAAGAAGCTTTTGCAAGGGCTAGTGTATTTGGAGCAACGTATAAAGGAGAAACTGATTTTGATCTTGCCCAAAGACTCTATCAGTATTCATCTGATTGTTGGTTTATGTTTAGTACCCCTATACTATCTAACGGAGGAACGACTCGTGGTTTACCTATTAGCTGCTTTCTCAATTACGTACCTGATAGTAGGCGTGGTTTATCTGATCACTATGACGAGAACATATGGTTGGCAAGTTCAGGTGGAGGTATCGGTGGTTATTGGGGAGATGTTCGCAGTAATGGTATTGCAACTAGGCATGGTTCTCGTTCTACTGGATCAATTCCGTTCATGCACGTAGTAGATTCTGAGATGCTTGCCTTCAATCAAGGCATCACCAGACGAGGAAGCTATGCAGCTTACTCAGATATAGACCATCCAGAGATTGAAGAGTTTATCAACATGCGTAGGGAATCTGGTGGTGATATAAATAGGAAGTGTTTAAATATTCACAATGCAGTTAATATAACTGATGAATTTTTAACGGCTGTCCGTACAGGCGAAGAGTGGCGATTGATTGATCCTAAATCAGGAGAAGCAGTTAAAACAGTTAGTGCTAGAGATTTATGGTGGCAACTATTAAATGCCAGAGCCGAGACAGGTGAACCCTATATGATTAACATTGATAGGTGTAATGAATCCTTACCACAAGAACAAAAAGATTTAGGCTTAAAAATTAATCAAAGTAATTTATGTTCTGAAATAGTATTACCTACTAATGAAGAACGAACTGCTGTGTGTTGTTTATCTAGTGTCAACTTAGAACATTTTGACAAGTGGAAGAAGGATAAACAATTCATAGACGATTTAATAACTATGCTCGATAATGTGTTAGAACATTTTATCGAAGCGATTGTAGATACTTCAGGACTAGGTGGATACAATGCAAACTTTAAGAGGTTTAAAAATTATGTTAGAAAAGAAAAAGAAGGAATGGTCAAAGCTGCTTATTCGGCTTACCGAGAGAGGTCGTTGGGGCTTGGAGCGATGGGCTTTCATGCTTATCTCCAAAATAAAAAACTTCCGTTCCAAGGCTTACAGTCAACTAGTAATAACCATGTCATGTTTTCGCACATCAAAAGAAAAGCTACGAAAGCTACCAAGAGACTTGGCGAAGAACGTGGCGAAGCTCCTGATGTACATGGTAGCAATCAGCGTAATGCTCATTTGTTGGCTATCGCTCCTAATGCCAGTAGTAGTATTATATGTGGTGGAACTTCTCCTAGCATTGAACCATTTCGTGCTAACTCGTTTACGCACAAGACGCTCTCAGGCAGCTACCAAGTAAGAAACAAATACTTGGAAAGGTTACTGAAGAAGAAAGGACTGAATGTAACAGAAAGAGAAAAGGTATGGAAAGATATAACAGGAGCTAATGGTTCTGTGCAACACTTAGATATATTAGATGATAATGAGAAGGAGATATTTAAAACTGCTCCAGAGATTAATCAGATATATATAGTGGAACACGCACACATGCGACAGGAATATATTTGTCAGAGTCAAAGTGTTAATCTATTCTTTACCATGCCTAAAGCTACCGAGCCACAGGAAGTGCATGATGATTACCTACAGTATGTTAATGATGTACATTGGTACGCTATGAATAAACTTAAATCTTTGTATTACTTTAGATCGAATGCAGCTAGGTCTGTTGAGAATGTAAATATAAAAATACCTAGAGTTAAGTTAGAAGATGTTGAATGTTTAAGTTGCGAGGGATAATAATGAAAAATAATTTAATAGGTTTTACAATCGGTATTTGTATTGGATTAGTTGTAGTTATACTTCTATTGTTTTCTTCTTTTACGAAGAAAGAAGTATTTGTTACTACAAATCTAGACAATGTTTGTGTAATTGATAAAGAGGTTATGCAAAAATTAATGTTTGTAATGAAGCCAGCCCAAGAAGGAGAAGATAATGAGTGAAGAACTAAGAAAAGAAAACAGAGTTGATGCTTTAAAAAGAAAGTATGAAGCAGACATAGCAATAGCTAAAGCAGAACTTGAAGTTTATTTTGAGTCTAGTGTAGGTGTAGCAGAACACCCACACATAATAGAATCAATGGATTTACTAATAACACAACTAGCAACTGCTGAAGAGAAACTAAAGTGTTTGTTGGACAATTTCTAGTGGCTAACTTCAAAAGTTTCTGCAGTCGTATGTGGTTGGACAACTGTGACGAGAATAAAACTCCACATGGTAATCCTATATCATATGAAGAGTATATTAAAAGAAACTGGATATGGTTGTTAGATAAGTATTCAAAAGAAGTGGAGAAAGAGAATGAAGAAAACATTTGAAGGAAAAAATTTAACAGCTTATACTTGTGATACATCAGAGGAATTAATCTCTGCTATTAAAGATACAAGAAGACGCATGATTTGGGAAGCTCTTTATAAGCCTGTTGATAATAATAAGAAAGAGGAAAACAATGAGCCTACTAAGCAATAGAGACTACTACAAACCATTCGATTATCCTTGGATGTTCGATAAATATGTAGAACAAAACCAAATGCATTGGCTACCTGAATCTGTACCTCTACATACTGATGTTAAAGATTGGCAGGACTTGTCAGATGCCGACAAGAACTTACTAACTCAAATCTTTAGACTATTCACACAGTCAGACGTAGACGTAGGATCAGGGTATGTAGATAAGTATATGAGAATATTTAAACAGCCTGAAGCCAGGATGATGATGACAGCTTTTGCTAACATGGAGTCAATCCATCAACACGCATATAGTCTGTTATTAGATACAGTAGGTCTACCTGAAATAGAGTACAAGGCTTTCTCAGAGTATGAAGAGATGGCGAACAAGCATGACTACGTATCAAACTTTAGACCCTCTCGTAAGAATAAGAAGGCTATTGCTAAGACACTAGCAGTTTATTCAGGGTTTACGGAAGGACTACAACTCTTTAGTAGCTTTGCAATCCTGTTAAACTTTCCTAGATTTGGAAAGATGAAAGGTATGGGGCAGATAGTGACATACTCTATACGTGATGAATCATTACACGTTGAAGCTATGACAAGACTGTTTAGAGAATTTATAAAAGAAAACTTGGATATATGGACAGATAAATTCAAGAAAGAAATCTACCAAATATGTAGAGAAATGGTGGGGTTAGAGGATAAGTTCCTTGACCTCGTTTTTGAAATGGGAGATATGCAAGGGCTTACAAAGAAGGATATGTATGCATACAATCGTTATATAGCTGATAGAAGATTGCTACAGTTAGGACTTAAAACTAACTTTGATCAACGAGATAATCCTTTGCCTTGGCTTGATGAAGTATTAGGTGTGGAACACCAGAACTTCTTTGAAGGTAGAGCAACTGCATACATGAAAGCAGGTCTAAGAGGTAAGCAAGATGGTATTAGCTTTGCGGAGATATAAAAATGAAAGCAAAGGAAGCGAACATCTTATCGTATCGCATTCTGTTCGACACTAAAGGACAATTAGTAACAGAGGTTAGTGGACTACCTATTGAAGAGGCTAGTAAAGCATTTAGTGGATCGGACTTAAAGATTATTCAAACTGTCATACGAGAAGGCAGACAAAAATTAAATACAATTCATAACGAATTGGAAGCAGAATTAGATGCCTTGAACGCTAAAGTTTAAGAGTCTTTTGACAGTTCATTCCATCTAACGAGTGTATTGGTGGTGTGATCCCAAAACTTTCCCTGATAACAAGTCTCTACTTCTTCCTCGTCTAATAAGGACTGTATTTCTTCTTCAAGCATTGCCCACTCCGAAGCTCCACGAGTTGCTTCTTGTTGTTGTCTTAATAAGGCTATAGTTTTTTCTTGCATCAACTTTTGGGTATATATTAAAGTAAATTAAAGTCCACGAGTATGTCTATAATGAGATAAATAAAGAGGACACGCATAATAATCTTGTGCCTACGAGCACGACTAATTTCATCTCTCTCTCTCTTCAAAGTCATCTAAGCCCTTGTTGCCTTTTCAGGCTATTTAGATTTCTTAAAGAAACCTAAAATTTTGTCAAACCATTCTGGCTTTTTCTTGTAGATAACAAATACTACAATGCCAACAACGATTAAAAATCCTATTAAGTTTTCCATTATTTCTCCGGTGTGTGTGACGCTCCAAAATAAAAACTAATAACTGCTGATGCTAAACC